GATGCCAGCACCATCGCCGAGCGCGACAATACTATTAATGCACTCGAGCAGCAGGTTGAGAACCTCCAAGCTGCTCCTGCAGACGAGACGAGTAAGGTTGACGAAGCTGACACAGACAATCAGCCTCGCACCAGCAAAGACATGTTTAACTCTATCAAAGACCTGATTTAATATGGGACAAATGACAATCACTCCTGAAGCTCTTGCTCTGAGCGGCCACAAATTCCGCAAAGAACTGCTTCAAATGCCTGTGCACGCCATGCAGGAGACCGTCCAGCACATGACCGTGCGTCGTGGCATCCGCTACGCAGAGACAGTGGGCGAGCTCACTGGCGACATCGACCTGGGCCCCTACAGCGAGACACGCATTGACAACGATGGCATGAACATCAAGGGTCGCACGCTCTACACCTTCTTTGGTGGCGTGGTTAAGAAGTTCTCTCCTAACTCTGTCATCAAGTCTATCTATGACAGCGCCATCACCAAAGGTGAGAATCTCAAAAATGTGGATATCGCCCTGCGCGTGCTCTCCTATCTGACAGCCAAACTCGGTGGCAACTTGCAGTCGCACATCTGGAATGCTGTCCGTAACGACAACGGCACCACCAGTGCCGACCTGTTCAATGGTTTCGACACCATCACAGCGAGTGAGATTGGTGCCACCACACCAACCATCTCCACTTCTATTGGCAACCTCTTTGAGTTCAGCGAAGCAATCACCTCAAGCAATGCAGTTGACATGATCAAGGCATTCTGTGAGGCTGCCAGCGAGTTCCTCGTGGATGCCGGTCAGCAAGTGAAGCTGTTCTGCTCACCTGCCATCTATCGTGCTTACCTCAAAGACTATCAGGCTACCGTCGGTGCTATCCCCTATAACACCGAGTACAAGAAGACCGTCGTTGAGGGCTTTGAGAATGTGAACTTCGTGCCTCTGTACAACAAGGCTAACTCGCCTTACATCCACCTCACCACACAAGCCAACATGCTCGTGGGCGTGAACCAGGAGGGCGAAGAAGAGGACATCACCGTCGAGAAGCATGAGGCTTTCGTGCTCCAGTACATCGCCACAATGTTCTTCGGCGTGCAGTTCGAGAGTATCAATCCCGAGCGTCTGCTTGTGGGTAAACTTTATTCATCTGCAGCTGCAGGTGGAGGCAGTAACGGCGGTAATGGTTAATCATTAAAGAAAGGAGGAATAAATTATGCCTACAACAAATCCTTGCGCATCGACCGCGCTTTATGAGTCCCTTGTTCACTGCAAGGGTGCTACTGTGCTCCCCGGTCTGAGACCTCACATCTTCTACATCCCGAAAAGCGATATCGTGACTTTCCCCACGCCTCCCAACACAGTACCCAGTGGTGGCACTATGGGTGCGCTGGCAACCATCAGCGAGAACTTCGTACTTGCTGCTGATGCCAAGTGGAAGAAGATCGACATCGTTGCATCTGCTTCGAATGTGAACAGCGAAAGCCAGGGTGAAGCACCCAGCAAGACTTTCAACAACACGGGCGTTTTCAAGTACCCCGGCAACAATGCTGAGGCTGCCGCATTCTGCCGTCAGGCTAATGCCGATGACATCGTATATCTGTGGCCACAGCGTGATGGTCAGTACCGAGTGCTTGGCAACCCGATGTTCGAGACCAATACCACTCCTGCACAGGAGAGCGGTAGTGCCGAGACGGATGCCAGCGGTACAACCATCAACGTGGCTGTGACCGACACCATGCCATCTCCCTTCTACACTGGCAAAATCGAGACTGAAGATGGCGACATCAGCGGTGTTGATGGCTCGCCTATCGCAGCAGGTGGATAACTTATTGCGTTCAGCACACTTAGCCTAGGATGGACCCCTTCCCCAGGTCGGGCACCAGTCTAACAGTAGCCTGGACTGCCCGACCTTTTTAAATTTTTCACTATGGACAATAAATTGACTCAACAAATTGCCGACTGGCTGAACACGCCACGCACGAAGCGTGACATCAACGACGGAGCAATGATGCTGCTGAGGCTGAATAACAACCGCTTCCTCTATGCCAACATCTTGCGACGACCTGATAAGTTCGCCGACAAACTGGAGTACGAGCTGCGGAAACACTTGCGCATCCGACTCGACAACATGACCATGGCCGATGTTGTCAGACTCGAAGCTCAAGTGATTCCTGCCGCTGAAGCAACGCTTGCCGCGCCTCCGGCAGTCATATCTACCGATGATGAACTGCCCGAGGCTAAAGTGGCTACAGGGCGACGTGCCGACCACGACTCCCTGCCGCCAGCAGTGCAAGCGTTATGGGACAACAACCTTCAACTGTACAAAACCATCAAGAATGTCTTTGAACAGCTGAAGACTATGGAGAATGCACAACCGTGCGACAGGTACGAGTATCTAAAGATACTGGATGAAGCCGACCGTAAGTACCGCGCCAATCTTGAGCAGTATGATAACTTCGTCGCTTCGGGTGAGCCTGTGGCTGCCGACACAGACAACACCAACAGCGATGAAGCGCAGCGCAAGATTAACGCGGCACGGAAAACGCTCACCAAGTATAAGAAAATTCTTGCCAAGGCAAACATTAGCGACGAGCGGGCCACCACCGCACGACAGAAAATCATCGCTTGTATCGAAACGATACGAGAGAATGGTGGTGTGGTGGGTGCTGCCGTTACTGCCGATTTGAAGAAGCTTGGCATAGTCATAAATGACAATGCCTAAGCGTGAGGTCAATCACCTGAAACCGTTGTCAACAACGCCCTCACAGGCTTATTTTGACAACCGTTTGCAGCTCGCAGACGTGATTGCCCAGGTGTTACAACAAATCGGACCTGCGGCACTCACCATCTCCACCTTCTCTACGAGCGATGGTTTCTTGCGGCGGTTGCACCGCTTGAAGATTGACGGCTTGGTGACTTCATGCTCGCTATATGTTGACCTGAAGGCAAGCCGTAAGACCACACTTATCGCTGGCTTTATCAAGTCGGTTTGTGATAATGTCTATCTCTGTGAGAACCACAGCAAGGTGGTACTGCTTCACAATGATCATAATAATGTGACCATTGTGACCTCGCAGAATCAGACACAGGGCAACCGCATGGAATGCGGCATAATCACTACCGATAACGACATATATCAATACATCGCTAATGGATTCCTACAACTCAAAACTGCTGCACTACCTCTCGACAGGCTTTGACCAACAAATGCTCGACCGTATCGCCGAGCTGGCGGGCGACCTCACGCCCATCAGCGAGATGGCTGCGCTGCTTGACCTCAATGAGGACATGCTGCGCCTGGCCATCAACGACAAGTCATCGCCGGTGCGTCGGGTCTATCTCAAAGCCAAAGCCGAGACGGCACACAAACTGCGCAAGCAAGAGATTGAACTTGCTGAGGTGGGCTCGCCCCTGGCGGTGCAGCTCACCAGTGCATACCTGCGCGATATGCAAGCCGATGAAGATTTATGATACCTGCCATCCTCGATACAGCCAAAGACTACCTTTTTGCTGATGTCAGCAAAATGGAAGCAGCTGGACTGCCAGCCGTCACGCAACGCCATCTCATTAGGCTGCGTGACATCTATAACTATTGGCTGAAATTCCCGCTCACCAAAGACCGTGACTTGGTGGCATACATCCAACAGGTGTATGAACTGCAGCCCACGCAAGCCTACGCCGACCTGCGGTTGGTGAAGGCTCTGCTGGGCGACTTGCAGAAGTCCACCAAGGAATATCACCGCTACCGCCTCATCGAGATGATTAACGCTGCCTACGAGATGGCACGCATCAACCGGGACGCTAAGAGCATGGTGGCAGCCGCCGACAAGTATGGCAAATATACCCAGCTCGACAAAGAAGACCTCGTTGATCGTGGCTTCGATAAGATTATCATTCAGCCGTTCAAGCCGACTGATGACCCGTCGGTGGCGGGCTTCAAACCGGTGCCTAACATCCGCGAGAAGATTCAGAAGAAGATTGCCTCATACTGGAACGAGGAAATCGAAGAAGTGGAGTTTGAGGCGGTTGAGTTCAATGAAGATGAAATATTCAAACCAAAACCTAAGGATGATGCAGCCGATTGAACCACAGCCATTCTACTTGAACGACATTCAGAACGAGGTTATCTATACCGGCGCAAAGGATACCATCCTCTGCGCTGGACGTGCCTTGGGCAAGGGCGTGGTGCATGCCATGTGGAACTTGCGCAACATGCAGCGCATGCCTGGATCAATCACTGGCATCGTTTCTCCCAACTGCAAGCGTGCGCTCACCAACACGCTGCCATCGATGTTGGTGCATTGGGAGAAACTTGGCTACCTGCGCAACGTGCATTGGTGTATTGGCATCAAGCCTCCTAAAGCTTGGCATTGGCCCGAGCCTATCTTCCGTCCTGAGAACTATGAGAATGTGCTGTCGTTCTACAACGGCAGCATTGGATTCATCATATCACAGGACCGAAGCGGCACATCTAACTCTCAGTCTTACGACGCGCTCGACATCGACGAAGCTAAGTTCATCGACTTCGAGCAGCTGAAAGACGAGACGCTGCCAGCCAACCGAGGCAACCGCCAATACTTCGGCAAGCACTACTTCCATCACGGCATGCTTATCACCAGTGATATGCCGGTTACCAAGAAAGGCTCTTGGTTCCTGGAGTATGAACACAAGTGCGACCCCGAACTGATTGAACTGATACAAGGCACGGTCTATGAGGTGTGGCGCGTCGAGCAGAAGATTAAAGCCTTGATTGCTCAAGGCAAGACTATCCCTGCTTGGCTGCGTTCGCAGCTGCGCACGCTCAACCGTGACCTGTGTCGTATGCGTTCGGTGGCCACCTACTACCGCGAGGCATCCACCATCTACAATATGCAGGTGCTGGGTGAGGCGTTCATCAACCAGCTCAAGCGTGACCTTCCGCCCCTGACATTCCAGACCTCGGTGCTCTGCAAGCGCATTGGCATTGCTCGTGATGGCTTCTACTCCTCAATGACCGAGGGCAACAAGTACAGTGCCACCAACTTCTCGTACCTCGATAACCTGGAATATCAGTTCGATAAGATTAAAGAGCCATCGTCGCTTGCCGATGCTGATGTGGACTTCAATCAATCGTTGTGCATCGCCTTCGACTACAACGCCAATATTAACTGGCTTGTAGTGGGACAGCCACGTAAGGCACAGCTGCTTATACTCAAGTCTTTCTTCGTCAAGTTCGAGCGCAAGCTGCCGGAACTAATTGATGACTTCTGTAAATACTACCGTCACCACAAACGCCGTGAGGTTGTGTTCTACTACGACAGCACGGCGCTTGGCTCCAACTATGCCGTGAACCGTGAAGACTTCCGATGGGTCATCATCAACGAGTTCAAGAAGCGAGGCTGGCGGGTGCGTGATGTGTATATTGGTAGACCTATGCACCACATCGAGAAGCAGCTGCTCATCAACCGCATGATGGCTGGCCATGCTCGACTGCGCCCGATGTTCAACCGTGAGAACAACGAGGACTTGCTTGTCAGCGTGCAGACCGCTGGCGTGTACAATGGCAACAAGGATAAGCGTGGCGAGAAATTGGCCGAGACCGAAGAAGATAAATTGGAAGCTCGTACCGATGGAAGCGATGCCTTTGACACGCTCTGCATCGGGTGCGAGAAGATGCCGCAGTCCTCGCACTCTGTGCAGGTGACTTCATCATTCTAATTGGGATGGTAAGTGACTCACCA